CTTTGCGTGAGGTGTCTATCACAGCATTACAATCTAAAACATCTATTGTTGTTGCACCATAAGCAGTAACATCGGTATCGCAAACTCCTGAAGCAGTATAAAAACTTGGTATATCAATATTGGCTATGGGTATTCCTTTTCCATATCTTTCGTTTGTTAAATAATCTAATAAGCACCAAGCCGGATTATCTGAATGTGCGGCTGTTTGTGCGACTGAACTTCCATCGTAAGCTACTACTTTTTTTCCTTTTATTAATGCAGTAATGGTTGGTAAGCTAGAAAAAGCATCTTGATTCCATTTCATTTTTAAACTTATGTAAGCCAACCCCCTTAAGCGATGGTTCGAAGTCCAAGAGGATAATGTACCTAATAAATCGCATTGTGCTTGTGCATCTGTTCCATAATGGCATTTAACACTAATTAAACTCGCACTATCTTTATAAAAATTTCCATCGCTTGAATCTACTGTTCGTAAAGTATCATCTGCTAATGCACCTGACCAAGTAACTTCTTTGTCATCAACATAAATTTTATCTACACTTTCAATTTCGCCCTCGCATAACACTAGCCCTATATATAAAAATTCATTATCCGTTCCACTTGTTTCTACAAAGACTCTTGTACCACCCACTTTTCTAATTCCATAAACAACAGGAATAGACATATCGTTGGATTGATGATTGAGTAAAATACCTTTTTCAAAATTATTAAAATCGCTATCTCCAAAGTCAGGACTTTCAGGTTTTCTTGTTGAGAAGTATAACCAGCCAATCGCAAAGACAGCTAGAGCAACCCAAGGGTTGATTCCGGCTCCTTTTAAAAATTTAAAAGCTTTAGTGGCTGAAACAACTTTTTTAGCACCTTGATAAAGGCCTACTGCCGCATCTACTATACCGCCCATAACCAACTCTCCTTTGATTTAACTGTTTGAATAGATTTAATTGTATTGTTTTCTATTCTTGCCCATTTAATTGTTTGATTTATTCCATAATTAGTGGCTAGATTATTTTTAGTCCAAGCAATTATTTCAGGTAAATTCATAGTACACACAGTTTCAATATGCCATATATTGTTTCCACTTTTCCAATCTATTAAATGTAATGGCTGACTTTTCATAAATTTATTTTCTACTTCATTGGATATTAATGCCCAATTTGTAAATCCTATTAATTGTTCTTTGTGATAGTGTTTTTTATATTGATTATAATAAATACTAGGTGCTAAATAATTACTTAATTCTTTATCAGAAAAATTAGCATACTTATCAAAGAGTCTAAATAAATTGATTATATCTTTCATTATGCTCTACCCCACTTAATATCTAAAACAGTTTCACTTGAAAAGTCCATGCCTTTATCTGCACTAAAGAATCGTTGTTGGGATGTATTGTTTGTTTTTCTTCCTGATCTCTTTTCAAAATCAGCCCAATGAGAAACAACATTTAAACTTAATACTGAATCCGTATTGGTTTCTTGAATAGCATACGTTTCGATTGTTCCTTTATATAATAAAAAAGGATCAGCAATAATGGCATTGTTAGCATCTAAAAATGCTCGATAAATAGTAACAGCATCATTTACTATATTTTCTGCTAAAGCGATTGAAATATAGGTTTGATTTGCACCGGATAATGCGATGGTTAAACTGGATTTATTAATATCAGTTTCTTCTGAATAGGATGGAATATTAACTAAAAAACTACTTGATGAATAGGTAACACTAGAACCTGAAATACTTGAAGTGAGATCGTGTACGCAATCGGTAATATTTATTGGTGTGCCAAAGCCAATCGTAATCAAATGAACAGGTTTAATTTCATTTGTTGCTAGATGTGTCTTTACTCCTGATGTTAAGCTTCTTGTCATATTTTTCGTAACTTGTTCGTTGCACCTTAATACTATCTAATATTTTATATTTAGCATTTTTACTAGGATTTCTAAACTTTCCTAAATCATTAGTATCAATGTTAATGTGTTCGCTATCTACTACTTCTTCAGCCAACATATCAACATTGATCCAATACTTCACAAGATATTGCGTCATCTAATATCTATTTTCTTTTTTTCTTTTTGTTGCCTTTTTTCTTCTTCTTCTTGCCTTTTTTCTTCTTCTTTTTCTTTGGCATATATCCTCCTTTCGTTATAAAATTATAAAGTTTCTTCCACATCAAATTCAAATTTGTATAAATGGTTTCCGTCTTTATCAACTCCTACAACTCCGAATTCTTGCATATCATTGGTTAGATGAACTGTAAAAGGAACGTTGTCATAAGTAACCGCACTATCATCCGCTAAAGCAGTTGTGATAGGTGGTTCAATCGTAACTGTTGCGGCATTACTTGAACTGGTTACATCGCTAACGACCATATAAATTTTATCGTGTGATGCAAACTTTAAAAAATCTCCCATCTTAAATCTTCCAGCACCATCTCCAGCAAAAGCATCCATCGCAATCGTTGTATCTCCAACTGCGTGAACACCATTAACTAATACACTTCCTGTTTCGCTTCCTCTAGCATCTTCTAATTCTGGAGGAATAATCGTAAAGTTTTCTTTTCCACTTCTTTGCTTAACGATAAAAGCCATTAACTCTCCGTAAGCAGTTGCTCTAGTTGATGTAATAATAGAAATAGTAAATGCCCATCTTTGAGCATCAATCGTTCTTGATAATTTTTTTCCACTTATAGATTTAGAAATAAGTGTGGGTTGGATAGATTGAATACCCATTGTTGAAAATTTAGAAGTTGATATTGGAAATGCACCACTCATTATACGACACCTCTTGATCCTTTTTCATTCATAGCATTATTAATAATAGAAGCAATTGTTCCTCTATTGGCTACTAAAGCTTCATCAAAACCTCTGGAGTCTATGGTTGATATATGGAAATTCACATTAACACTACCTCCACCAGTTCCTCTAGCATTTTGTGTTATTTGCCCTGTTGTATTTGGAATAAACATCTCTGGGCCTCGTTCTCCCACAAGAGTTGGTGTGCCTTTTGATACTGCTCCTCCATGTTGTAATCCTAGAAAACTCATGCCTGTATTTAATAAATTAGATTTTGTTTTAGCATCCTCAAAAGCCCATTGTTTTGCTTTTTCTTTTGTAATTAATTTTTCAATAAAAAGTTCAGTACCTTTTCTAACAATGACTTCTATAATGGTACTTAAAATTCTAACTAATAATTCACTTGCCATTTTTCTAAATGTATCTGATAGTTTCTCTCCAAGTATTAAAGACCTTGCTAATCCATCTGACATTTTTGTAATACCGCTACTAATGCCTGTTGCAATAGTCGTATTGATATTTTTGATTTGTTTATCAAGTTTAGCAATAGCACCCTCATTGATTCTTCTAAATTCTTCTCCAATTTTTTTAACTGGTTCTATTTGTTTTTCAACTTCTTTTGTTATGCCCTCTTGTGATTTAAGAATAGCTTGAACTTTAGCATCTTCAAAATCAAAATTTTGTTTATGTTTAATTAAATTTTTACTAATCTTTTCTTCGATTTTATCAATTTCATAACCTAAAGCGAAATATGCGGCTGCTGCGGCAGTTGCCGCTAAACCAATAGCAACAATATTACCGGTTAAAGCAGTCATAGCTGTTAATGAAACAACAATAGGAACTAATGCTCTTCCCCACCTTAAAAACATAGCCGCAATTTTTAATGAAATTAATACTTTAAATACCTCCATTACTGCTGTCATATTTTGTGCTATAAATTTTAATCCACCAGCAAGTTTTTCAACCGCAACACCTAAAGTTGTTCCAACAGTAATTGCAATATCATCTAATAATTCTGAATTTATTGCTAATGATTTATTAAGATCGCCAAATTGTCTTTTTAATTCCGAATAAAATCCAGCATCTAATAAAGATATTTTAAATTGAACCCATTTATCTCCTATCATTGAAAGAGTACCACCAAATGTTTCGGCTAGTTCATCAGTAGCACCATCAAATCTACCGCCCTTTCCAAATACTCTTTCAAATGCAGCCGCAGTTTCTTCTACCGATACTGTTGCACCAGCTTTGAAACCTAGCATATCTTTAACACCTTTATCTCTAAATAAATCTGCGGCAGAGATACCGGCTGACAATGATCTTTGGATTTGTTCGGCTGTTGTTTTGAAATCTAGTCCTGTTACAGCCGCAACATTACCAGTAATCTTCATTAGGTTAGCGAGTTCTTTGGCATCTTTACTAACAACTGCTAATACTCCTGAACCTCGTTGTATTTCTTCTAGGGAGAAAGGAACTTTAGAGGCGAACTTCGCCATTTCATTAAAAGCTTTTGCACCCTCTTGTGCTGAACCAAATAAGAATTTTAATTGAACTTTTAGATTTTCAATTTGCTTTCCTGTATTAACAATATTTCTAATAACAAGACCAGCACCCAAACCGATAAAGGCATTTCTTAAATTAAAAACAGAAGCTTTTATTCTTCCCAAGCTTCCTTGCAAACCTTGTAGGGCTTGTTTCGACCTATCTTTTGCTACTATGTCTATTTTTAATTTCTGTGCCATTTATTATCTTCTATGTTTAGCCATTCTCTCTTGACTTTTATACTCATCTTGTTCTTTTTTCAAGTAAGCTAACCAAAGATTATAATGGCTGA